TTGTGATAGTTGGTACTGTTACTGTTTCTCTAGCTTTACCTAAGAACACACAGTACATTTCATCTGTACCATTTGTTAATGCAGATGATAGTGTAAGTGTTGTACCACTAGCAGTATATGCTTTACCACTACCAGGCTCTTGAACAACATTGTTAATTACAAGCCTAATTTCGTTCTCATCTGCTACAGAAAAATTTAATGTGTAAGCAGTTTGAGAATTAACAATTGTAAAATTTTGTTTTGCAAAACTTATAAAATTTTCTCCTGGTATATTTCCAATGTAAGACAATTTAATCTCCTTATGTACTTATTGAATCTACTATGCTTGTTAAGACATCAACAGCAGAAGCAGTATCAGCAAATGCTTTTAGGACATCTCCTGTTTGCATTACAATTTTGCTGCCGCCATCAATTAATTCTAAAGATCCGCCAACTGGTATAGGTGCAGCAGAAATAACATTATAAGTAGTTGATCCACTATCTGTTATTTGTACTGTTACTGTTACAGCAGATGAAGATTTATTTACGCATCTTATTCCAATAATTGCATCATCTGAGTTTGCAGTTGTTATAGTAGTTGGAGATCCAGAATTATTAGAAATTGATGATTTAAATATTCTTTCAAAATCTTGAGCCATTTATCCTCCTTTAAAGTGCTATTGCCATTGCAACAGCGAATCCTGCGGTTGCTCCAGTTGCAGGTAAATTTGTTAATTGACTTCCATCAACAGCAGGAAGTCTAGCTGATCCATCAAGTTGAACTATTTTACTAGCAGTTGTTCCAACATCTACAGCAATAGTGCCAGTTGTTGTTATTGTACCACCAGTCAAACCTGTTGATGCAATAATTTGTGTTACAGTTCCACCCCCTGATGGAGTTACTTGTGTGAATGTTATATTAGCACTACCGATTGTTCCGCTATCAGTAGTACATAAATGAAATGTATCTGCATTATTAGATCCTTCTTTTACAATAATCATTTGACCTGCTAATTCATCAACAGTATCAAAGTCAGTATCTCTTGAAGCAGTACCACTTGCTACAACAACATAAATACCATTTTGAGTTTGATTAGTTTGATTTTTTACCAAAATTTTATCGTTTGTTGCAAGAGTAATACTATCTAAAGTATCACCATTTTGTAAATCTTGAGTTAAATCTATGTTTGCAGTAGTTGCGGCTCTTACAATAATTCTTGTTTTTAATCCTGCAACCAAACCATCAACATAATTTTTTGTTGCAGCATCACTTGCATTAGATGGTGATCCTAATCCAGTAATTGATCCACCAGATATTGAAACATTGTTAGCAGCCTGAGTAGCAATTGTACCTAATCCTAAAGAAGTTCTAGCAGTAGATCCTGTTTCTGCTACAAAATTTGCTCCATCTCCAACAATAAAATTACCATTTGTTACAGCCAGTCCTGCAATATCATCTAATTTAGCATTATGAGCTTGAACATTTGATCCAATTGCTAAACCTAAATTTGTTCTTGCAGTTGATGCAGATGCAACATCAGATAAATTACTTGCAACAGCAAGTTTACCATTCAATTGAGTTTGTATGGCTGAACTCACACCTGATACATGACCAAGTTCAGTTGTTGTTACAGCACTTACTTCAACTTTTCCTGATCCATTTGATTGCAATGCTCTTGATGCAGTGAGATTTGAACTAGCAATTGTTGAAGCTGCACCAGTAATAGTTGCTTGTTTTGCATTAATTTGAGTTTGAATTGCACTAGATACACCATTTAAATGTTGAAACTCTGTGTCTGAAACAGTTCCATCTGCAATTTTTGTTGCAGAAATTCCAGTTGGTAGAGAGTCATTTGTTTTTGATAATGCTGCAATATAAACATTTGAAATACTTTCGTTTGATAAAGATCCACTATCAAATGAAACAACTACTGTTGTGTCTGTAGAAAAATTAGAGCTTGATATTGTTCCAAATATTGTGCCTGGTGTTGGTGCAATTATTTTAACTCTACGACCTGCATGATAGATTGAAGTAACATCAGATCCAGTTATTTTGAATGAAGTTGAAGATACAAAAGATGCTGTAAACGATCCTGATCCGTCACCATATTCAATCCATTGAGCATCATTAAACCAATCTCTTGTGTTCTTCATTAATGCTCTAATTGCATTATTAAGGTTTGAAGGTAACATACCCTCAGCAACACTTATTCCATTTAAGGTTAAATTATTTGCTTGTGTAGTTGAATAATCTTTTATGTTTGATGTCATATTTATCCTAATTCATAAACCAACTAAAAGCTTTATCGCTTTCAGAATTATTTTTATTTATTAATGTATTAACAGCTTCTTCGACTTGCCTTTGAAATAATTCATTGGCTTCAAATGAATATCTAATATTATCAATATCAACTTTTTCACTCATCTATTTCCTCCAGGTGTTGCAACTAAATCTATACCCTGAGCATGATTCCAAATTGAACCTTGTGGAATTTTTACATTAGCTCTAAAATATCTTCCTGATTGTCTTACAGGATTTATACCAGTGCTATTCATGCTTACACTTGAACTTGTAGTAACACTATCAGCTAATCTATCCCTTGTTTGTATGACTACGTTTGCAGTTGAGTCAACGATAGGTCTTATACCTGTTATATTAGCTCTTGATCCTTTTATTAATTCTGCTTCTTGAGTTTCTAATTCTGCTTCTAAATTTTGACCAGAAAAAATAGCTGCTTTAAAATTTTCATCAATTGCACCTAAATTTAAAAAACCACTTTCCCAAAAAGGAGTATCAAGTGCATAGTTAATATTATCTAAGTTTTGAGAAATTAAATCCATTTTTTCAACAGTATCAATTACAACAAACTGCGGAAATATTTGTGATGCTTTAACTTCTGCAATTGTCCATTTTTGAGTTACATAATTATAAATTAATAATCTGTCACAAATTCCAGTAGTATTAGGATTATTAATAGATGGATATAACCATATAGCTAAAGTATTAAATGGATCTACCGATGCAGATATTCTATCTGAAAAAGCTTTGTTTAAATCTTGATCAAAAAATCTGTTTACTTTTTCAGCACCAATGGGAATAACTTGATCTCCATTTATTTGAAAAAATCCATCGTCAGCATAGAAAAATATTTGTCTATTATCTTGACAAACACTTTGTCCATAAACTGCTCCTCTATTTGGTGAAATAACTGAAAATCTAAATACTACGTTACCACCAACAAAGTCCATACGAACTATTTGATTTTGTCTAAATATGTAACCAACTTCACCAGATGTTATATGTACTACTTCACCTCCAGAGCCAGGCAAGTCTTGAGTATCGCTTGATTTTACACCTGCTTCCCAAGTTGCAATATCATTCAAACCTGACCAAGCAACTCTATTTTTATTTCCAACAATATTTCCAGTTACTAAAAAATCTCTTATTACACCACTTACTTTAAAAATGGGTGGTGATCCTGATGTTGCAATTGTAGATAAATTTTTAAAAGCTGTTGATGTTCCCATCTCAAAATATTGTGGTTGATCAACACCATTACTTGCGATCACAAAATTTCCAAACTGTCTAAATGTAATGTAATCTGTATCAGTTCCATTTAAAGGTGTTCCACCAGTAAAATTTGTAACTGCTATTCTTGTGGTATCAGATGAAGTAACAGTTAAATTATTTCCACCTGCAACAGTCCTTGTAACAGTAATTACATTTGCAGCAGGATTTGGAGCTGAAAATCCAGATAAAGCATTAATACCAAGTACACCACCTGCTCCAACAGCAAGATTATCTGCTGTGGATGCATTGTCTGCTCCAATACTAAATTCATTTGGATTAGTAGTTGGGTTTGTTGCTGTGGCTGTCATCGTTGTAGAATTACCTGCATTATCTGTAAGTGTAACAGTTGTTCCAGGAGCAATGTTAGTTGCATCTGTAATAGTGATTGTGCAGGTCGCAAAAGAATTTGTAGTTAATTTGTTTCCTGCTCCTCTTTCAGTAAATGTGCCACTATCTAATTGAAATATTGTTTCTTTATTTGCTACAAAATTAAAAACTGTATTTGTATTATCTCTAAAACTACCTGCACCTTTTGCATTTTGTCCTATATTATTAGAGCTGTAAGAAACTAAACCTTTAAATGGTTTATAACTTGTTTGTGCATGATATACGTTAGTTGCTACAGTAGCTCCAGGATTTAAATAATCTGGTTGATCAGGAAGCCATTCTCCAAAAGGTAATTGCATAATTATGTTGAGCTAGTTGTTGTTGAATAAACACTTTTAAATGGTGAAGCTATAGTGTCCTCTGATCTTACTTGTAATGGTGAACCTGAGTATTGATCTTCTCTATCGTTTTGCTCAAGTCTTTCCATACTTGTTGCAAACATTTGTTGCCATGTTTGAACTTGTTGAGGGTTATATCCACCTAAAAAATTTGCTGCATGAAACAAAGAGCCATACAAATAAATTGCAGGATGGTCTGTTAAAATAAAATTACTTGTATTGCTGCTAGTTAATGCTGAAAATTTTTTATAATAATTTAATTTTGCTGTGTAATCATCATCAGGTCTTGGCATAAATCTAAAAGTATCACCTAAAATTGTATAAGCTAAAGGTAAGCCAGTATTTGAAGTTCCTTTAGTTTGATCCATTTGAGAAGGTGTCATGTATCTCAAAGGATATTTACGACTACCACTTAAAATATAAAAATCTCTTACTTGTAAAAAGTCAGCAGGTAAACTTTCAGTTTCACTATCAATAGTTATTGATACTTGTGTAATCATTTTTCTAATTCTTAATTTGGAATTAAAATCTGCTTCTGTAAGTTTTATAAAATCATCTGCAATTTCATCGGTCAAATCTGATCTGTTTAACCAATTTGCTATAGATGCTTTTAGTGTTGTGTAGTTAGTTAATGCCATTACATTTTACCTGGTGCAGTTCTAAAATATCTGTAATCAGAACTATTTAATTTTTCTCTTAAAATTTTGTTTTGAACATCTTTAGGTAATTCAAACCAATTACCTTTATTTTGATCTTTGTTATATTCTTTAGCCCAAATCTCTAGGACAATGATAGGTATTGATGCAACTCTTTTTAGTTCTTTAGATGCAGAATACCCATCATTTTGAGTATATAATTTTTTATTATGATCTAAGATAGGTTGATGGTTTATTTTTCTTTCATGCACAACAGAGTTTTCACCTTCATGGAATACGTCTGTAATTAATCCATCTGTTTCTGTGTTGTATTTTTTCAAACCCTACCTTGCCCCTTATATCTGGTTTTTTTTTTATTTAATTTTTCAGATTTATTTAATCTCTTTTTATGTTTCCTTAATTTCTTTGGCTTTGGTCTTGGTACAAAGTGAACAAACTTTCGCTTTGCCACTACGCACTAAGCTCAGAAATGGAAACATTTGACGATCCAATTGCAGCAACTTTTTCACCTGGAGATACTTTAAAAATCTCAGGCTGATCTTGTGCAATAAAAATACTGCTTGATGTTGCAGTTGGATTTGATCCAAATAAAATATGACAGTCCGCATCTGCACAAATTCTTACATAGTAAGTATATTCACCAAAAGCACTTGATTGTGATGAGCTACCTGATGAAGCTAACATTTGAACAGTTGTAGGTCTTAAACCATAATTAAAACTCATTTACTTCTCCTTATTTCTTTTTAGCCTTTTTACCTTTTTTGGCTTTTTTACCTTTTTTCATTTTTTTACTTTTATTGTGATACATATTTTTCTCCTTTTATTATGGGGGTTTGCACCCCCAAAATATTATCTTCTAATGATGATTGTGAATGTTGCAGCTATAGTATTTGAAGATGCTCCATTTGTAGTAAGCTTAATGCTGTCTCCTTCAACTACACTGTTAGCTGCTGTTGGCTCAGATGTATCAACATCACCTGCCGCAGAACCAGACTGAGTAATTGTTATAGCTCCATTCGTTATATTAGTGCCGCCAATTGAAGGTGTGATCACTGCATCAGCAGTACCAATTGCACCATCAATTACTGACATAATTTTTATTACAGTTCCTCCATCTGGCACTGTTACAAATACAGATCCAGAAGTTGAAACGTCTGTCATTTTTACTGTTAAAAAGTAATCGTTTAATGTTCTCATTTTTTTTCCTTTTATTTGCTTCGTTCCGCCATTGAATGACTTCAAAGACCAAACAAAAATTATTTAAGATAGGGGGAAAAATCCCCCTATCTAATTATTTATTATGATGTTGTTAAATCAAAAATACCACCACTTGCTTTTTCGTTTTTAGAAACAAGTGTGTATTCTGCTAACAATGCCTGTTTAGTAGCATCACCAGTTTTTGCTAGATCCATTAATTGAAAATCTCTCAAAAATGCAACACTGAACATATCAGGCTGTAAAACATAAGCTGATCTTGATCTTGAGAATCTGTTTGGCATTACTTGTAATGCACCAAAGTCAGACTCATATACATCAACAGACGCAACTAATCTTTTATTTTCAGCAGGATCAAATCTTGTAGATCCACCTGTAAAGCCAGATAGTTTTTGTTTGTTGAATGAACCAAGCATAACCATAGATGGATCTCCACCTTCATCCCAACAAGACTTAATAACGTCTTTTAGTTGAGCTTCTGTGAATGCTCTTTGAGTTCCGTCTGTTCTAGCATTTGAACCAGATGTAGACGGATCTGCTCCAGAACCACCACCTTTGTTTGTGTTAGTTTTTAACCAAGACTCTAATCCTGCAAGTTTTCTTGCAGTTGAATCGTCACCTGTAACTGGTGCTTGATTAGCTGTAAGAATTGTTTCCATATCTCTTTTTAGCTCTTTTGAAGCTTTTGAGATTTGGTAAGCAAGTTCATTATTTCTTCCTGCTTTACTTACAGTATCAAGAGTTCCAGAAACGATTACAGATTTTCTTGAAATCTGAGTTCTATTTCCAAGTCTTGTTGTAGCCGATGGTGCTGAGAATGAAATTTCATCACCTTCGATTTGTGCGTTGTTAGCTGTAGCTGCTGCTAGGCTATCTGTTTGCCATTCATGGAATACTGCTGATGCTTGTTCTTTAGCAATACCTGACATGAATGGAGTATCAGTAGGTGCAATTGAATAGATTATATCTGTCAAATCTTCTCTTTGTCCTACTGCATCATAAGAACTAAAAGTTCCTGTTACTTGTGCCATGATAGACTCCTTTTATGTAGGTTATTTGTTATTAATCATATCTAAAAATACACTGGTCGCATCTTTCATACTTCCAGATTTTTTTAGACGACTTAACCTATCCTTCCTTGCTTTCAGAGAAATATCAGATTTGGATTGCTTTACCCCAGAAGAAAAAACTTTGCCTGGTTTCGTAATTTTTTTTGCAAGATTTGGTTTTACCTTTTGCATATTACGATAATTCATGGCATCGTTTACTAGCATTACAATTCTATGATCAAATACATCTTTAATCTCTTGGGCATTAAACCCATAAGAATATAATGTCTCTGTCATACCAGTTGCTAAACTTTTAGCTTTGGTTTGATCGGCAAATTCTGGCATTTTTGATACTAGAATTTTTGCCTGTTCTTTTTTGTAATTCTCCAACTGTTGATTTCGTTCAGATTGAATTTTTTCCATAGCACTTGAAAGCTTTTCTTGTTTCTTCCTTAGTTTATGATCAATCCTTGCGGCTTCCGTTGGATCTTCTTCATACAACTTTTCTAAATCAGCAGAATTAATATCTGCATTTAGTTGTTGTTGGGCAACATCCAATAACTGATTCAACTCATTTAGTTTGGTTGAATAGTTTTGTCTTTGCTTTTCAGACTCAGATTGAAGTTGTTTTCTTTCATAAGATAGTTCCTCAGTCTTTCGTCTGTAGTCTGCATCTCTTGAATAGCCATTCTTTAATTCGTCAAGGGTAACGTCTAACTCTTGACCTGCAACTTTTACCTTGTAGGTGGAGTTTGGTTTCTCTTGAATCTCAGTTTGTTCTTGCTCTTGAGAAGCTTCATCGGAGACTTCATCTTGTTCAGTCTCCTGGTTTTCCTCAGTCAGAGGTTGATCTGTTTCAGATTCCTCATTAGATGACTCAGGTAAATTTTGTTCTTCTTCTTGAGGTTTTTCTACCTCATCTATTTTTTGTGGATCTAATAATCCAGTTATTGCTTTTGTTGCTTTACCGATGTCAGTTTCAGCTTCCTTTAAAGGATTAGCATAATTGTCTGCCATTTTATTTGCTCCTGTTAGTTAAGATCCTCTATTGAGGGTGTCTTATCCTAAACATTGTGTTTAGAATTTTTTTTCAGAAATATTTTTTCTGAAATCTTCTAGCTGTTTCTTTGCTAGTTTTCCTGTATCAATCATTTCAATGAAGTGCTGCTCAACTTTATTAACTATGTTATAAGCTAACCAAAGTTTTTCTCTTGTAGCTTCTTCATTTACTCCTGTATTGAAAAGGCTCTCTTGATAAAGTTTTCTTAATTTATCAAAAGATTCTTTAAATAATTCGTTTTCAAATAATTGTTTAGCTTTGTTCGATTGGGTTATCTCCTGTTGGAGCTTCCCTTCTTGGTCTTTGTTCATTTAATCTTTCTATCTCTCTACCCAACTGATCTGTAGATTGTTGAGCCGCAAGAAAAGTCTTGTTTCTATTTGATGTAATAAGTTTTTCTATATCTGCATCCGCTTTAATTTTAGCAGTATCAAGCTGTGTATTATATTTCAGCTCCATCTCTTTTATTTTAGTTTCAAAACCAAGAATAGCTTCTGTAGTTTCTGATCTTAATTTTTTATTTTCAAGCTCAAGCTCTGCAAGTTTTCTTCTTTCCTCAGATTGAATTCTTGTAAATTCTATTTTTTCTATCGGTGTTAATGGTGGCTCAGGTGGAGGAGTCATCATTTGTTTACCTTGCTCTGGATTTACAAAATAATTTTCAACATTTTTCAATCCTGCGTTTTCAATTATTTTTGATAAACTATTATAAATGTTTTTAAGAGTAACCATTGGGAACTCTCTGTTACCTTGTAAGCCAAAGGCTTGAAGCTGTCTTTCCAAAATATTATTTAAAATAACTATCTGTTGTTCTTTGGAGCCAGAACCTAATCCTACTGTTATTGTTATATTATATTTATTTCTCCATTCAGTAGGCATAACTGGAACAAACTGATTGTTAAGTTCTACAATTCTTTCCTTATCTTGATATTTTACAGTTAGTTCAAATATTTTTCTGAATAAATCTTTAACACCTGTTTCAGAAAAAACTCTTGCGATCAATTCCATTCGCATTTGAGTTTGTGTCATCAATGTGTTTATGCCTGTTGCAGTTTTATTTAAGCTGTCTGCATCAAGTCCTTGTGCATATCTAGTAACACCTGTTCTAGTTTCTCTTACAGTATCTAAATACTCAAGTAATGGAAAAGCTTGTTGTGATATTGTTTGAGATTGCATTGGCATCATAACTTGGTTCGGTGGTTGTTTAGTTCTAACAACTCCTCCAGGTCTTGACGTCAGTAGGTCATCCAAGTTGACCATACCATCCATTATCGCAACTCTTGAATTATTAGTCAGATACATATTATCAAGTATCTGTCTCATAACTGTAGATTTAATTAATTGAACATCCTCTACTAACTCTGAAACTGATCTACCATAAAATCTATGCGGCATTGGAATAGGTGTTAAAGAGCAAAAAGGAATGCTATCGCAAGGCATATTTTCTAAAACAGTGTAACCACTGTCACCTGCAACAACTACTTTTCTAAGTTCTGCTACACCATCACCATCCATATCAATTTTGATATAACATTCGTATATCTCAATATCTGCTGTAGAGGCATCTGTTGATTGATTTAATGGAGACTCATCAATATCTGATAATCTTGTCAATCTTTCATCATTCAATATCATATTGTTTGATGTAGGAAGTGTTTCAATTATCTCTTGATCAAAACCCATTTCAATTAGTTCTGATCTTGTTCTTAAAACTCTATGAGCTACAAAATTTGCATCTTCAATTGTTTTGGCATTTCTTTCAATTAGAAATTCTTCTGGTGGTACATTTTCAATTTTAACCTTACCACCTGCAACAAATCTTTTTATAATAACATTATGAAGTTTTGGTATAGGAACTTCACTTAAATCTTGACCTTGAGCTTCAGCAACTTTTTTAGCTTCTTCCAAAAGCTGCTTACCTTTTTCATCTTCAAATTCTTCATGCGATACGATTTCAACATTGTCATCATTAACAAGAACCTGATACTCTTGGTCATTTAAATTTTCATAAGTTTCTTGGTGTTGTCTTTCGCTGTCATCCCAATAAACTTTTACTATTCCATTTTTTTCTAATAATGCATCTTTGAACCAAGTATATAAAATTGTAAAACCTGGATTATCTTTGTTAAATATATAATTAATATAATTTGTTGCTTGTTCAGCCAAAGGTACATCTTCTGCTTTCATTGGCTCACACTTACAAACTTGATCAGATGCAGTAAAAATTCTTAGTAAGTTTGGTAAAATTGTTTCAATTGTGTCTGAAACATCTGTACTTACCACCTGGCTACGACCATCAATTTCAGTACCAAGTTTATCTCCCATGTAATACTCAAGAGATTTTTTTCTTTGAGATGTAAGGTTGCTACCCATGTAACCAATAGCATTATTTATTTCTCTATTGATTATCGATCTTAATTCTATTTCTGTAACTTTTTCTGCCATATTAAACTATATAATTTGTATTAACTGGTATGTTTTCTTTCCAGTTGCTTATCTCTGCTCCTTCACCCACAACCCCTGTCCTGAAAGCATCGGCACAGTGACTTGCGTAATTGTGATGGGGCTTATTTCTAAAGCATTGATTTTTATCATCCCATCTTTTTTGATAAGCTTTTAAATACTCAATACCTTGTCTGCATTTATTTTTATCAAACCAACAGTTTGGCAAAGTCTTTCGTACAGCTTCTATGCCATCTTCAATTGATAGTTTGGGTGCAACTTCACCTGCAATACCCAATTCAAGAAGACTCTCTAATCTTGACTTACCATAGTTGCCAAGCTCCCTAACTTTAACATCATGGGGTAAAATATGTTTTGAATACTCATAACCTTTTTGATCAATTACATTTACATAATGATCAAGACCCTCACCTGCATTTTCATAATAATCAATCAATCTGATCTCACCCTTGTATCTTTGAGCAAACCAAATTGAAGTTTGATCGTTCATGCCAAGATCCCACCATGTTTCAACGTCAATTGCTTCATCATAAGGAAGTTCCGCAATCCTACCATCTTCTTCTAGTTTTTCGATGATGGCTCCATAATAAGATCCTGTTATTGCAGCTTGAAAGCTACATTCGAATTCTTGTTGGTATAAATCTTCTGACATTACAGCTTTTGCTGCATCAAGTTCTTCTTGATCAAGAATGCCTGTTTCACTTGCTTTGAACATACAAGCAAACCAATCTTTTTTCTCTTTTGCTTCTGAATAAAGATCGTAAAAGAAATTTCTGCCTTTTGGTGTTCCAATAAACACACACCAACCCTTTCGGTCAGCCAAAGCAGGTCTGATGACTTCTGGAAAGATAGTTGGTTTTATGCTTTGAGTTTCGTCAAAAACACAACCATCTAAAAAAATTCCTCTTAAAGATTGATCGTTCTCAGCTCCTAGAATTGTAATCCTAGAACCATTTGGCAGATCGCATCTTAATTCAGACTCATTAAATTTTGTGTTCGGTATTTTACCTGCAAACTGTTTTATATAATCCCAAGCTGTTGCCTTACCTTGTTTAAAGGTTGGAGATATGAAAGCATATCTTGGGCTTGGCAAAGGATTTGTAAGTGCTGCTCTGATCATGTGATTGATCATTGCTACAGTCTTTCCTGCTCTACGATGAAGGACACAAACACTAAATCGGCTCTTATCAATTTTTTCATGCAAAAATTTTTGGAGCTTTCTAGGCTTGTATGGAATGACAATCTCAGGCATTCTGAAACAAAACCCCCCTAATGTATGGTTTTATTTTCAGGAACAAATAAACTTTCTATTCCCAGATCATGCATAAGGTATTTTGAGAATTTTCTAGCTTCTAATATGTCTTCAAAGCCCCCAAAATGCACAACAACAGACTTGCTGTTCTCCATGACGTAAATAATTGCAGAATATCCTTTTAATTCATCTTCAAAATCGATCATAAAACTTTCCTAATCTAGTTATGCGTACCTTCCCTAACATTTACACAGCACACAAAAAAAAATTTGCGGTATGGTTCGTAATAAAACCCCCCAAAAGCTACAAAAATAACCAAAAAAACAAGTCTATTGAATATTAAGCAATTGACATGACTACTTTTTTATTATTTTACGCAGCATTTATAAAATAACTATGTAAAAACTATGCAAACCAATCAACAAGTATTAATAAAACAGCAAAAAAATCTAAAAAAAACTTTATATAGCTTGTCTGGGCAAGTTTGCTTATAAAATGAATTAATTAAACTATTAACCCTGTTATTGCTTAGTTTTAATTATTCCATTTAACAACTAGAGGACTATTTTTATCACCAGAAACAGTCAAATTATCTTTTTTTCCATATACTTTTGCGTTTAATTTCTCCGCTCTCCATTTAGCAAGTGATATAAATTCTTTGACTAAGTGAGTAGATCCTAAATCTACTTTATCCTTATGCTTTGCGTCTTGTATAGCTTCATTGATTAAATTCTGAGCATCTGACAAACAATATTCAATTCCGTCTTGCTTAGCTTGGCTATATTTAGCTCTTAATGATGGATATTTCTTCTCATCATTAAGCCAACCTCTAAAACATTCCCATGACAAATCATGGTTTTTAAGACTGGTTTTAATGCTAATGCCTTGAGCTAAATCTTTCATAATTGAGTTTATTAATTCTTTGCTGTATTTGGTTATATTTGGCATAATTCTAGTTTATAATCGTTCTAAATAAAGTGTTGCATAAATACAACAGTTTAAATGTTGTTATTGTTAAGTTTTATTTTGTCTATATCTATTATTAATCAGTTGACATTCTGTTATCATTCATTATTATCTTGTTATGATTCAATTTAACAACATAACAGAGAGGAAAAAAATGGAAAAGACGATCGATTTTGGTAAAATAGATTACCATAATATTAATAAAAGAAATTGCAGAGCTACAGTTACAATTAAATGGGATGGTATAAACTTTGCTGCATCTGGTAACATCTGGAACCATAAAGAAACAGATATAATATCAGGTGGTCAAAATCTTGATACTTTAAAACAATATTTTAAAAATAATATTTTGTTTGGAGTAATTTACAATCTTTGGAAAAATTATCATCTTAATGATATGACTCCAGGCAGCCCCAAACAAATGAAGCACCTTGCAACTATTGAAAGACCGCAAGACGCAGAGTTTTATACATGGGAATGCGATCAATTAAAAAAGGTTAATTTATTAGTTGATGAGTCTTTTTTGCATGATGGAAAGCCTTATAAATACGGCTCTGCTTGGTTGCTTAAAGAAATTCCAGAAAATGTAAAAAGAAAAATTAACATGATTGTAAAAAGTCCAATAAATAAGGGGGTTGCATGAAGTTAAAATATATAAATTTAGATTTTATTTCACCCAGTAAAGATTGTGATGAATGCGATTTTGTAAATAATTATTGTTGTTTTGAGTGTGAGCATGATCAAGTAAAAAATAAACATCCTAATGCAACTTATTCAGATAATTGTGAATGGATTTTAAAGGGGGATGCATGAAGTTAAAAGAATATAAATCTTTCTGCGATCTGCTTACAAAAGAGCTTAAAAGAAAAATGTTTCCTTTTAATGACTTTGGAGAAGCTCAAAGGATCAAATTAAGGTCAAATGTTTTACAATTCCCAGTTATTAAAACATATAAACAGAAGAAAAATTAAAATAAATAGCCCCTAGCAAGAGAGAGAAAAAAAGCGAAAATACTGGGGGCTATTAATATCTAATTTAACAAGATTTAGATTGTAATTAACCTAATTATACCAGATGTAGTATGATAATTTTGCAACATTGTCAAATTATTTTATAAATTTTTTTATATTTTTGTTTGCGATAACGCATAAGTCTAGCAAAGCGGTCAAATAGTCTTGCCTCAATGCTTCATGGCTTCTATGTAAATAAAGCTTTTTCAATGCTCTATATGACTTTGGATAGGGGTAATTTTTAAATTTAATAAGTTCTCTTTGCTCAAATGATGCTTTTAACACTAAATTACAGCAAAAATCATGGATTGTCATCTGTCTAGCTGTTGGTATTATTTTCATTTTGCCGCCAGTATCTTTGTACTTGTTGTTCTCTGGAACTACATCAAGCAACATAAAATTAGTTGGGCAGTTGGGCTTTTTAATATTTGGTAAATGTTTGTTTACAAAAGATGTAATCTGTAAAAGTTTATCTAAATGATTTGGAGTTAAAGGGAATTCAATATCAATCATTTTTATATATTTCCTCTAAATAGTCCATAAATCGGTCATTACTAAGCTTTGTACGCATTTCTTTTATTTGTTTGTGTCTGGCATGGGTGTGGGGGTTTTTTTTATTTCTGGTTATTGCTCTTTGATAATTAAAATTTGATTTCTTCCTGATATTTTCAAGAGTCTTTTCAATAAATTTCTTTTTATCCATATATATATTCTCTATTAATTATTATCTATTTAAGACCTACAAAAATTGACACCCCTGACTTATAAAAATTGACATCCGCATTATTTTAATTTTACTATTTTGCCTTTTGTTATTTCTTCATTAAGTTTTTTCTCATGGAGCTTCAATTTAATGTTATCTGATATTTTTTTACGTTTACCCCTATTCATTCTAATTATATGCTGCATTTCATTTCTATCGAATGTATAGCGATTAGGTTTGTTTCGGTCTGGTTGCTGCCTGGCAATGAGTCCAAAAAGTGTCAAATTGTCAACATACTTACGCAGTGTAGCTTCTGATTTTATTCCTGTCCTTCGCATCAAATACTTGTTTGTGACATTGATGCCATTTTTACAATTTTTGAAACGTCTTAATAAAATATAAATTAATTTTTCATGGCTATTTAAATTAAGATTGTCTAGCAATTCTATGTCAACCTTTTCAAATGTCCAACTCATATTTCATTACCCCATACATCCCAACCAGGTGTTTTCTGTCTGGCAAAAAGTTCAATTCTTGGAAGATCACCGCACAATTCAACTATGCGATTTCTAATTGTGTCTGGTTTTCTGCTGTGTTCTCTTATTTTTTCAATGATTACTTGGCGGACTTTTTTAGACACCCTCTTTGGTTTGCCTTTTGTTGCAAGTAAACAAATTTCATTATTGGATCTAGTCCAATAACCAAGACCAATAAAAATGCTATCTGATTTTTTATTTTTTTTTATCCAACTAAATGCACAGGTTTTATATTTAAAGTTCCATGATTTTATAGTTTCAAGACCTTCCTTTAATAACGGATATGTAACCCAAATAAATAATATACAATCTTTTTTACAAATTTTTTTAACTGGTAATTTTTTTATTTGATCAATTGACATTACATTATAATGAATGTCTGCGGATCTTTTATTGCCTTTTTTTGACCATGATTTAAAAGACCATGCAGGATCAGCATAAATAATATTATATTTTTTTTTGGGAAATGAGATCAATTCCAACCCCCATCTTTTAATAAAAAAACTGGAGTTAATTGGTCGATAGGAATTGAATAGCAAGGTGGTCTTGCAAGTCCAAAGTCAGTTAAATATTTTTTATTTTGTAAAATTACTGTTGAATTAATAAATCCTTTTATGATAAACTTCGGAGCTTCGTCTTGAACAAAAATATAAAACTCATCTTTTTTTGCATTAGGTCTAATTATTAATGAGTTTTGATTTTTTACTTTTGTAGTTTGTGATCTTATTTGTAATTTTTTATCTTTGTATATTAAATCAGGCTGATTACCATGATTACAAGTATAAGGAAATTTTATATTTAAATATTTTGCGACTGCCGCTTCCGCACAAGCTCCAGATATAGAATGCGAAAATTTTTGCATTAATGAGCCTTTATAATTATAGCCCCATTTTTCCTTGTGTTTTATAGATTCTAAGCATCGCAAAATTCCTAAATGAGCTGCGGATTGTAATTCAAATAAATCTAATTCAATTTCTTTCATTCAGTTGCCAGTCTAATTTTTCTTGATGACCAATATAATTGTTGCCTGTCAAATCTTCACAATGATGACCCATAACAAGAAATCTTTTGTAATAAGTATTTCCTTCTTTATGAATGACAAACTTTTCAAAAGCTTCATCACAAGTTATTGGTTTGTTTTGATATGAAAAAGTTACCTTATGAAAGATGTAGCTTGTTTCATCCAAAACTAAGATTAAATACAAAAAAAAAGTTTTCAATTATTTTCATTTTTTTTGATGCAATGTTTAATGATGTTTATTAATTTTGGATTTTGTAAAAAAATTTTACTAAATTCTGATCCTATAAACTCAGCGATTCCTTCTTCACCCTTGTTTGCTAATTTAGTTTTTGATTTGTGTGCAATAAAATGAGCTATCTCATGGAATAAAATGTTTAGATAATTCTTAGGATTGAGGTTGTTTTGTATAAAAATCGTTGATTTTGTTGGGTAATATAACCCAAAAGCATTTTCTTTTTTTGCTTGTTTTACAGACATTTTTTTTACTTTAGCTCTGTAATTTTTATATTTGATTTGCTCAATCATGTCTAGTTATTAACATAATTATATCTATTAGCAATAATGTTGACTTTTAATTTAAGTTATATTATTGATTTGTTTAATGGCGAATCAATTGAAAATAATTGGTCAAGCATATAAAAACTTTGGATTAAAGCATACATCCAAATCAACAGCTACACTTCCGCATTCTCAAAGATTTTTTAAAAAACATTGTTTGAATTCAAAAGAAGCAAGTCAATTATCTAATGCATCATTACAAGGTGGAACAATAATTCATTTGCTAGTGCAAGAATCATTAACAAAAAAAATAAGTGTAGCAGAAGCTTACTCAAGTAAAAAAATAACAGATAAAATAAACAATTATGAACCTTTTAGCGAAAAAGATAAAAAAAAATTTGATATGATTATAAAACATTCAATCGAAACAGCTAATAACCATATTTTAAATATTAACGAATTGCCTGAGCAGATTTGGCAAGATGAATTAGAGTATACTGTATGGACTCCACCAGTAGAGACATACTGGCTTTGTTACATTGATTTAATTGGTCAAAGTATGTTTGGTGATTTAAAAAATAAATTTGGATCAATTAGAGAAACAAAAAAAGGCATTTCATATACTTCTGTGAAAATTCCTGACAGACCATTCTTTTCTGATTTATTACAGATTGCATTATATAAAAAAGTTTGTCCTTTAAAACCATTCTTATCTTACGCAAGTCATACAGATAGAAAATTATTTACTGAGGAAAATTGTGAGGATTTAAGAGAAGAAAATTTACAAAAATATTTAAAACAATTAATGATTTATGAAATTGCCTGGCAGAAAAAACTTGAATATGCAAATGGTGATATTGAAAAGTTAGCATGGTTATGTCCGCCAGATTTTTCAGATATTAAAAAAGGATCTTTTTGGTGGGAGGGTGTACCAAGAGATTTTATTGCAAGGTATTTAAAATTTTATGACATCAAAGAAAATTGAACAAGGTATTATAAAACCATTAAGACAAAGAGTAAAAGATTTGGAAGAAATTAACGATTATCATCAAAAAGATAATGGCAAGTTAAGAAAAGAATTAGATGAAAAACAAAAAAAGATAGATGAACTAATTGAAAAGATAAACGATCCGTTAAAAAAATTAAGAAGGGATGGCATAATATGAAAGAAGCTGCATTGTCAAAAGCAATACAAGAATTTAGAAACCAAATAGATAAAGATGATTATGCTAATTTAGGTGCTAAAGGCAAATATTTAACAGTACCTTACAGATTAAAATTTATAAGAGATCATTTTGGGGAAAGAATATCTATACAAACTGAAAGCCATGAATGCTCAGATGGTATGTTTAGATTTAAAGCAAAAATATATTTAGATGGACAACTAATTTCTGTTGGAGAGTCCAAGCAAAACATAAAAAAAGATAAAGAATTTGAAAAGCAACAATCGGTAAGTATTGGTAGAGGACTTAGTATTGCAGGGTTTTTTGGTGATGAAATTGCAACAGCAGAGGAAATGGAGCAATTTTTAAAACAACCTCAGCAAAAAAAACAAGTAGAAAAAATAGATTTACAAGCTTTTGCAGATGCTTGGATAGTAAAAATGGGTATGACAGCAAAAAATTCTACTTCTCAAAATATGTATGAAAAAGGAATGCAACATTTGAGAGAAGAATATCAAACAGAGTTACATCAATTATCAAATGATCTCATGCTTCAAAATAAAATAGATGAAAAAGAGATCGAATTTAAAAACTTAATAAACGAAAGGAAATCTAATGGCGGATTATAGTAATAGAGGAAGTTTGTGGAAAAGAAAAGCAAAACCAGATGATAACCCAGAAAAAAAATATCCTCAATATATTGGTAATTTTACCGATGCTAATGGCACAGTAAAAAATGTTGCAATGTGGATTAATAATAACAAAGAAGGTGAACAACCTGACATAAGTTTTGTTGTTTCAGATAAACAAAAACAAAATAATACATGAAAGAACAAGTAAACCCTGATTATTACAAAAATAAAAAAATTGAAACTTATGAAGCAATAAAGTCTCAATTAACACCAGAGGAAATTATTGGTGGACATAGGTGGATGATTCTTAAATACATGATGCGAATGGGTGAAAAGCATGGCGGATCACTTGCAGCTTGTAGAATGGATATATCAAAAGCTCATTGGTATGCAGAAAAATTAATTCAATATTTTTCAGATTTGGAAAGTCAGGGTTACGAAATAAAACAAGCAGACAATGTATCTGATTTATTTAAGGAAAATAAAAAATGAAAAATGGAAACGGACATAAAATATATTTTTCAGAAAAAAAATATAAAGTTTTAACTTTTATTAGAGACTTTATAAAAAAATATGACTACAGCCCAACCCTTTTAGAAGTTGGAAAGCACTTTGGCTACAGTAGAGCTAGAGCAGGTGCAATTATAAGAGATTTGTATAAAATGGGCTTGATCTACAAAGGTGAAAGCAATCATAGAAAAATTAGAATGACAAGCAGTCAAATTAATTCAGTAAAAAATTTGAAATTTAACAGGGAGTTTCAAGCTCATGTCTAAGGTGACAAAAGAGAGTTATTTTGAAGTGCTTTGCAAGGCACAAGAAGAATTTGACGATGCAGAAGCGGCTGCACTATCAAATAGACCTAGCGAAAATGCTAGTGTTGAAGTCTTGAATGTTAATATAACTAACACCAAGATTAAATTAAACAAGGAGACAAGTTAATGGCTTTGACTAAAAGTAACAGTCTATTAAAAAGATATGCTAAACTTGAAAAGTATCATGCAGAAATAATGAAACCTGCTAAGGGAAGTAAAGCAAGGCAATGTATTCATTCTACAAATGCTTTTAAAAAGTATGTCAAAACTTTTAGACAAATAAATTTAGTAGAGAATGATGATGCTAAATTTATGTATGGAACTTAAATAGTTTAAAAAGTTGTAAAAAAGCTCAGGCTACTTGTCTGCCAAAAATAAGGAGAGAATATGGATGAAGATAAATTACTAAATTTTACAGTTGATTTGGATATGCCTTTGGTAAATCCAAGAACAACACAAGTTGATCAAAAAATATTAGATAAAGTAAAAGAAATACCAATTAAAGGATCTGTTGGATGGTTTTCTAAAGAAGATTGTAAAAGATTTAGAAAATACATGACTAAAGCTTTTGGCAAGGGATCAGTTGCTCAAAGAGCCATTCCATCAGTACATGGTGGTGTTCAATATAGATTATGGAGATTGAGATAGAATTTAAGAATTATTAGGTTTATGTTGGAACACCTAATAATCATTCATTAATGCTCTAAAGAATGAAATAAAGTTTCCAACAATCTTGATGTAATGATGATGATGACAACTGGGGGCTTTTAGCCCCCCTTTGTCTTAATTCCAAGTAATATTTTCTGAAAATTCTTTTGATTTCTCTGTATGCTGATATGGAGCTATATAAGTTCTATTAACAAAATTAATGTCCTTATCTCCAATATAATGTGCTAACTCTAAAGCATTAGAAAATTTATTATAAGCTGCAAAGTAAGTTGTTCTATAATGCCTGAAGAGGTATGATTTTCGCTTAATTGGAAAATCCTGATACTCTGGCTGCATTTTTGAAAAAGCTTTGCCTACATCCCTTATAATACGTTCTATGCACACAAATTTACCAAGACTATTTAGAAAAAGCTTATCTTGACGTTCTGGCAAGGTATTTAGATAATCTTGTATATGATCCTTTAAAGATGCTGAAATTTCAACAATTCTCTCACCTTGCTCTGTCTTTGTTTCACCAAGTTTTTTGTGTCTTTTGACTGAATTTTCAATGGAAATTGCTAATTTATTAGATTTTAAAAATAATAAATTATGTCTATGTAAAGCCCTTATCTCACTTGGTCTAGCAGCAGTTTCTAACAAAATCATACAAATAATTTTAATCATTTTATTTGAAATTTTTGCGACCAAATCTTGCATTACTTCAAATGTCCAAAAATCAAGATCAATTTTTTTTCTTTTCTTTTTTATTGAAAAAATATCAGCAACATAATTTGTATCTTTTGTGACATTGTAATTAAGTTTACCCTTATCTGCACAATAAGAAATAATGTTTTTAAAATGATTAAAAATTTTTATTATTGTTTGTCCATGTAGCTTTTTATCTTTTAATGACTCAATAAAATTAATAACCTGTTGTTTTTCTATAAGCCTTACATCCTGGTTTTTAAAATATGGCTGTATATGACATCTGTAAAAACTTTCATAATCTTCAATTGTGCTTATGCTTGTCCTACCATTTGATCTTTTATAATTTAAATGAGAATTTACAAAAAAATCCTTAGCTTCATCTAGCGGTAATTCTTTGCTGTGAGTTTTAATAAAACCTCTCTCTTTAAATTTTTTTTCTATTTTTGCATTTAATAAAGCTTTAGTTGGTGCTTGTAAAAATGCTTTAGATCCATCAGGCTTTTTATATTCGAATCTTGCTATCTTCTTGCCTTTTGCGTTTGTAGTAAAATGTATATTATAGTTTATCATTCTCTCTCCTTTACTTAATTACATTAGGTTATACCATTGTTATCATCTATTGCAACTAATCAATTGACACAAATATGCCTTTTTTTAGGCACAAAAAAAGCGGCTTCTATACTAAAATTAGTATAAAAGCCTATATATTTTTCGATGACTATGTAATAGCTATGTAAAATTGTTTGATAAAATATTTACAAAATGACAACAACATAGTCAATAATCTAGCCCACCCATCCCCAATAGCATGATGCTATTACTGATCCGCTAAACAAGTAGATCAACCTATTCTGTTATTTTAGACCAAGCTTTTTTAATTCTTCGTCTATTTTTGATAATTCTGATTTTTGTGTTTCCTGCTTTGTTTGTATTAAGTTTTTAAATTTTTCTTCATCTTCTTCATTCTTACCAGGAAAAAATTTGGTAAGTATTTGTTTAAATGTATCTTTCATAATATCTCCTATGCGAATGTTTTTACGTTTATTGGTTTACCGCTTGAGTTACCTTTTTTTTGTGCTTTTCTTTTTCTTGAAACAGCACTTCTTATTTGTGATGCTGTCATTCTTCTAGCTTTAGCAAGGGGTACGCACTTAGGATATTTAGACTTTCGATCCTTCTCAAGCTTTGATCTTCCGCATTTTGCAAAAGATCCATCTTTTTTTTTTGATCCTATATCTACCCAATTCTGCTTAAACCATTTTGTTAATCCACCTGATCTAGCCATTATGTAGTCCTATATCCACCACCTCTTTTTTTATAAGTTCTAACAAGCCATGCATTAGCATAAGCTGATGGATAAACCTTAAATTTTTTTTTTGCTTCCGATTTTACTCTTGCATAAAGTTTCTTGTTAGTTGGTACGTTAGCCATGAGTTTTGATTACCTTTAATTTTGCAGTTAATGATGCTCCTTTATGAGCTTTAAATTTACCTTTATGTTTCATTAATTTAAGACCCTTACCAGATTTCATAAAATGAAATCCTTTAGGTGCTTTTATTGTTTTCATCATACTTTTTTCCTTTTTGATCTTCTAAGCTTTGCAAAATCAGCACCAGTAATTTTATTTCTTGGTGTAGCTACTCTTGCAATTTTCATTTGTTTTTTGCTGTACTTTTTATTTTTACCTTTAGGCATTTTTTTCCTGTTGTTGCTTGATGTAATTAGCTCTATCACAATCAAAGTGTGAATATGTTTTATTTAAAAAAGCTAAGAATGATTGATCATTTGTAATTTCTTTTTGACAAACTTTACAATAATCAACAAACATAACTGTTGTTGGTTTTTTCCATAATTTTTTTTTCATAATTTTTTTTGCAAAAAACCCAAAAAGGATTTTATTGTCGCATCTATTCTGTAACACCCTAAAATTTTGTTGCTCTACTTTTTAATAAAAATTTTTTTTTGAAAATTTTGAAAAACTCAATGTGGTATAATGTTGTTATAAAAATTTTTAGTAAAAATTTTTATTAGTGATAAAAAAATCACTTAGCTATTTAACATTGTGAATAGAGTTAAGTAAGTTCTTAGAACAGGAGATTACATGATAGTAATAACTGATAAAAAAACAGGTAAAAAAACAAAAATTTCTTATGAAAATTTTAGAGAACATTTTCAAAAAGAAAAAGATGAACAAATAAAGAAAAACATACTTAAGGCTCTTCAAAAAAACTACAAAAAGTTAAGTGATAATGGACATGAAATTATTGCTCCTAGCTTTTTCATAGATAAAATTGAATTACCTGATGAATATGTTTTTCAATTTACTAGAAAACATTACTCTAACTATGATGATTATAAAAAAACCATGTTTGACCAAAACAACAATGTTATAGATTATGTTTTTGGAGTTTATAATTTAGAGATTTTAAAATCTCTTTGTGAAGTGATTGGTTGGAGTAAAGACAAACATGAGCTGTACCATTCGCTTTGGGGTAGAGGATCTCAAGCGGAAGTTTGTATAGAAAATATAAACAAACATTTTAGTAAAAATAACTAATAATAAAGAACACTAACTCTATTCACTAGCAATTCCACTTTCTTAATGCTTTGTTAATCCTTGAATTAGGATCTCTTGCTGTTTTTTTTGATGTAAGTCTTTTTTTCATTCCAAGCATTCTGGCACAAAAGCTTTTTCTACGTTTATCAGCTTTACTGCCCTTTTTAATTTTACTTGGTTTTGTTGTTACAGGTGCTTTGAGATTTCCGCCTGTAGCTCTATTATAAGCTGCTCTACCCTTAGCATTCAGTCCTCCAGATTTTGACTGACCTGCTTTTCTTTGCCAAACTGGTGTTGCCATTACAAAATAACCTTTGGCTTAGGCTCAGGCAAGACTAATTCAGTACAATCAAATTTTAAATAAATACCATGTTTATTTATTTCTTCTTGACCGATCTCAATTGTTTTTTCATAAGATTTCATGTATCCGTCTAGCAAACAAGTATAAGTATCTTCGTAAGTGACAGCAAAAACATGAGGACTTAAACAAATATTGTTAATTGATGAACACATAATTATCGATAAAATAAATTTCATTTTTTTTATTTTTTACCTTTAAATAAATCCATGCCTGGCTTCAGACCATATATCGATCCAAAAATTCCAAGAACTAGCCATTTATAAAATTCTGGAAAATTATTAAAATAATGAAAAAATAAATCTAATTTTTCTTTTGCTTGGCTGTCTCCACTAAAAACTGACCAACTCAAAACTACTATTGGCAAAATTACGATTATTAAAACTATTTCATCTTTTATTCCTTGATCATTTGAAGCTCTTACAGCTTTTTGGTATTCAATCTGTCCGTCAGCCATACGTTGAGCATGATTCATTTCAGCTATAGACTCTAATTCTTTTGATTTTCTTCTGTTTGCTGCAATCTTCATTCCAGTTTTAATCATTCCTGGAACTAATTTAGCTGCTATGTTTAACCACATAATCCTCCTAAAGTTTTGCTGATTTCATTTTTCCTGCAAGTTTACCTGCTCTATAAGGTACTTGTTTTGCGTAAAGACTGTCTAAAATTTGATTACCTGCTTCTTCATAATCTTCATTATCCAAAGCTGCTAAACACTTTACAAATTTTTTGGTTCTAGGTAATCCAATATTGAAAACTAATTCGATTATTACTTCTTTAGCTATATGGTTTACTGGTTTATTTTGTAAAATTTTATTTGCATCTGTAACAGCAATATCAAAGTCTCTTTCGAATACACCTTCTAAGTATTCTTTTTCATAAGTCTTTCCATCTTCCCAATGATCTTCTACGCAAAGATGACCATATCCAACTGTTCTTTTTCCCAAACTATCCAGATATACTGTATCTCTATATCCTTCATGTTCTTTAATCTGATTTTTTAATTCGTCAAACATAAGCAATTACTACAAGCACAAAGACCATATCTGTCTGAGTGTAACTCATCATCACAATGGCATTTGTGAAAACATTTTTTACAAATTTTTTTAAATTTTCTTTTTATTTTTCTTGGCTCACCAAAATAAATTTTATCCATGTAATCCAAAAATTTTTTTAAATAATATTTAATCATTTATAATCCTTAATATTTTTTTTCTTCCCATGTAAACTTCTGTTTCAGCTTTTACTTTTTTACATTCAAATCTAACTGACTCAGGATTAACTTCCCTAATTGCTATTCTTCGGCTTTGAAGGCATTTTGATAACGACTCTTTCCAGGTTATTTCAATTCTCTCATTATTGAGATACATTATTAGAGCTATAACTATTTCCATTTTCTCTTACCTTGTCTTTAAGTTTTTCAATATCTCTCAAAGCCTTAGATAGCTGCTCCTCAAGATGATCTAATTTTATTTGTGTATGAATATTCTGATCTATGCTTAGTTGCTGCTTATCGGTCTGCTTGAAAAGTTCTTCCAGGAGCATGAAGATCTCAAGATTTTTGGGTGTCTGTTCAGCTTTTTTTAACAAATCACTTTCCATCAGAGTGTCATTTGTTTCAAGTGCAGTAATTCTGTTTGTTAAAGAACTGTAACCAAAAACAGTTGATGCCACCAATGCGATTACCATAATTAAATTGGCAATTGGCATGGAGATTTTACTGTTACTGCTTACATCTATTCTATCTTTCATAATCAATCATTACTAATTTTATTTTTAATTTTTTTTGTAATTTTGTAGGACATCTACCTATAGTTTTTTTGTAATGAGGTTTTTTTAATTTTTTTCTATAAGTATTTGTTTTAACGTCTATCAAAGAGATTTTTCCCCTTTTATCAACCACCACTAAATCGAAAGGACATTGAGGATCTACAGATTTTGCAACATAAAAACCTTTTTTTAAAAAATCTATGATGACTCTATGCTCACCAATTGATCCTTTTACAGATGTTGCTAATTGACTAGATTTGTGACCAGACTTAGTAATGAGCTTAGACTTATCATTCCTACAGCCCATAATAATTTATAAACATTTGAAATCTTAATATCTAAGTGAGCCAAATGATTATCCTTAATAACACTTATTTTGTTATGTATTAGTTTTATTTCCCCTTGAAGCTTTATAATTTCGTTTGCGTTTTTTTGAGATTGTGTAGCCATTAGTTTGTCTTTTTCTTGTTAGCATTAGACATCATAATCATTTGCAAATATTCATTAATTGCTTGTCTTGATTGAGAGTCAGAATTTGCCATAATTATACCTAATTTTGAAATATGTTTCGCAACACCTTCAAAACCTTCATTAGAAGCTATATCGGTTCCTTGAGCCATCCATTTAACAAATCTTGGATTTGTCATTAATTTTGCAGTCTGATTTGCACCACCAATAACTAAAGGCACTGATAGGATGAACGCAGGATTACCAGTAAATGCGGTAGCCCCACCACCAAATATTAATCCTTGTCCGACTAATCTGTCTGCTGTACCTGATGGATTTTTAAATGTTTTACCACTTTCCCTTATTACAGATGCAATTTTCGCAACCTTATCTAAATCTTTGTCTAAACCTTTAAAACCTTTTCCAGAAAATAAAATATTTTTTGTTTCTTTGCTTAATTTGTTCCAATTTGTTAAAAATGTTTCAGAAGAAAATCTACCAGTAGCTTCTAATATTTCATCAGATCCCTCTGCTAAACCTTGTGATGGTTGTATTCTTCCAAGTCTTTCAATTACAGATGAAAGAAAAATTTTATATTGCTCTGGATTTAAAGATTTTTTAATTGCATTTACTCTTGTATAACCTTCTTTTGCACTATTCATTAATAAAGAAGTTATTTTATCTGGATCACCAGTTTTATAAATAGGCTCTAAATAATCATCAATTCTTTTAAGACCTGATTTATAAAAACTATTTGCTCTTTTATATGCTCTGGTTCCTTTTTTGCCACCATTTTTTGCAATACCCTCTCCTAAATCATTAGATAAAGCTTTGTAAACTAATTTTAATTGTGCTTTTTCAACGTCAGGAATTAATTCAAAACTAGATAATTTGTTTCCAATTCTACTTCTTAATTGAGATACAGCTTGATAAGGAAGATTGCCATTATTTTTTGCAACATCCTTTTGCAAACCTTCTAATACTTCATTCAAAAATGAATTTGAAAATTTAGCACTTGTTTGTTCAGCACCTTTTATTGGTTGAACTAATTTTTGTAACTCCTTTATAGTTCCATTCATGGATATTGGAGCATCTGGTTTTACAAAATTATCAACCTCTTTATACAAAACATTAGCTCTTGATTGAAATCTACCAGTAAAACTTGATGCAGAATTTACACCACTTTTTATTCCATCTTTTACAGTTCGACCAACAAGAATAGTATTTGCAGGTAAAGGTTTATTAATTAATTTTTTTGCAATGTTTGTTGAAAATTTTCCAAGATCATCTTGTGCAGTTTGAGCAAATTTAGCATACACACCTGACCCACCAGGTATATTTGCTAGTACCATCTCTACAGTTTGAATGCCTTGATTTTGTGTTACTTGACCTAAAGATGGACTTACACCTGCATCAACAAAGTTTTTTAATCTTTGACCTGCTTTATTCATGGCTTGTTTGCCACCAGTAACAG